CTAACGCTGGAACGCTCACAGCAGCCAACCCTGTGTTTCGTATGTCAATGAGGGCAGCATGATAAGTGAAGTTGTATTCGGTCTTGGTGGTTACTGTGAGAACTGTGACGAAACCCACGACCACCCACTACACAACATTGTTGAGATTATAGAAATACCTGATGAGGAAATAGTATGAAGTCAATAGTAGTAACAGTTACTACTTCACCAACATTGGTTGTGGCTGCTGATAATATTCCACGCCATTGTTATTTGCATTCATCGTCAGGTGCACTTTATATCGGTGGTTCTGATGTAACTTCAGATAATGGTTTGCATATGCCTAACAACACAACACTTGAAATCTTTGTGCCAACTAATGAAACTATCTATGCGATTACTGCAAGCAGTACCCACACTATGCGTGTGCTTACACCTAATGTAGATTAAAACTATGGCAGAACTAATCGTTGGAGACTTTGTTGTTTGGAACTCATCAGGGGGAAAAGCACGAGGAAAAATCACTCAAATAAAGAAATCAGGAAGCATAAATGTGCCTGATTCTGATTTCACTATTTCTGCCTCAGAGGAATCACCTGCTGCACTTATTACAGTTTATTCTGAAACAGGAGATGGTTGGAAACCTACCGACACAAAAGTAGGTCATAAATTATCTACGCTTACTAAAATCCCTGACCTTCGTAATCTCGAAAAAGAGTTTAGGGCTGTGGATTTATCGCCTCCCGAATATATGAGGGCAGCAGCAAGACGAGGTTTAAAATATCACGAAGAGGGTCTTTCGGGAGATGGTCTTGTTCCTCAAACAGTAGAAGACGCTCGTAAAATGGCATCGGGTACTGTTACCGAAGCCAAATGGCGTAAGATTGCTCCTTGGATAGCCCGACATATAGTGGATTTAGACGCAGCAGATGGTGAAATTACAGCAGGTGTTGTGGCTCATTTACTTTGGGGCAGCCCTGCAACAAAAGAGGGCGCAAGACGAACAATGGAGTATGCTCAAAAGGTGGTTACACAATTGGATAATGAAAAAACAGAAAATAGGCAATTGCCACCTAGTTATCGCCCTGCTGATAGCGAAGATGTACCAGCAGGTCGTAGTTGTGGCAACTGTGAATACTTTGATGCCGAAGAAAGTTATTGTAAGCGTTGGAATGCAGGCTGTTCAGCCGATATGTATTGTGACGCTTGGGAACCGATTGAAAGCGAAGTTGAAATGTCAGAACGAGCATTAGAAAGTTCAGTTAAAACAGAAAATACAAGCCCTACATCGTGGGTAGTTTCTGAGCGTGAAAACCGAAATATCGCTTATAGCAATCTCGAACTTCGTGCACAGGGCGATGGAAATACCATTGTCGGTTATGCAGCAGTTTGGGATAGCCCTTCCGAACCTATGCCTTTTACAGAGTTTGTAAAGCGTGGCGCATTTACCAAAACCTTAAATGACGGTGCAGATGTGCGTTTGCTTATTGACCACGAAGGGGTGCCTTTGGCAAGGTCAAAATCAGGCACTCTTATGCTAGAAGAGGACAACAGAGGTCTGCGTGTTGAGGCAATGCTTGACCCTGCAAACCCTGATGCAGCAAGGATTATGTCGGCTATGAAGCGTGGCGACCTATCTCAAATGTCTTTCGCATTTCGCACTATTAAAGATTCTTGGTCTAACGACAAAATGACTCGTGAACTTCGAGAAGTGCAACTGTTTGATGTAAGCATCGTCACTTTCCCTGCTTATGAGGAAACGGTGGCTGAGTTGCGAAAAAGAAATAACAATGTTATAGTTCCAACTAGTTCTAATTTACTTCTGAGAAAAAATCAGATAGCATTGCAGAAATATCGAAGCCGTTGAGTAGCCGTTCTCTCGAACACTAAGTAGCAACACTTGGAAAACCCATAAATCCGACTTTTAAGGAAAAAAAATGTCATTTAGTAAATCACTCACAGAAAAGCGTGACGCTACTCTCGCTAAGGCAGAAGAGATTGTTGCCAAAGCAGAAACCGAAGCACGAGAACTGACCGTTGACGAAGACGCTGAAATTCAGTCTTCACTCGAAGAGGTGCGTTCTCTTGACGAGCAAATCGCAACCCACTCAGAACTTGAAATGCGTTCTGCACAAGCAGCAGAATTGCGTAAGGAAAAGAACTTTGACGCAGCAGTATCACCTGCCGTTGTAAAGTCTGAGGCTCGCACATACAGCGAGCGTTCAGAAGCATCTTTCGTTGCAGACGCTTTCTCAGCACAGTTCAACAACGACTTTGCAGCAAAAGAGCGTCTCGCTCGACATATGCAAGAAGAAAAAGTTGAACGCCGTGATGTAACAAGCGCAAACTTCGCTGGTCTCATCGTTCCACAGTTCCTTACCGAATTGGCAGCACCGTTCGCACGAGCAGGTCGCCCATTCCTTGACGCTGCACGAAAGCACCAACTTCCAAACGAAGGTCTAACCATTTCCATCTCTAAGGTGACAACTGGTTCAGCAACAGCCGTACAGACCGAAGGTGCTGCTGTTCAAGAAACCAATATGGACGACACTAAGTTGGATATCTCGGTTGTAACCGTTGCAGGTCAGCAGAATGTATCTCGCCAGTCAATTGAGCGTGGCACAAACATCGACTCACTTGTAATGGCAGACCTCGTTTCTGCTTATCACACAAACTTAGATTCCCTGTTTGTAACGACAAGCGCAACCTCATTAATGAACACCATCACACAGGTAGTTACCTACACAGATGCCAGTCCGACAGTTGCCGAACTGTATCCAAAAATTGTGGATGGAATTCAGCGCATTCAGACGACATTCTTTGGTGGACCTAACTTCATTCTGATGCACCCACGCCGACTTGGATTTTTGCTTGCAGCAGTAGATGACCAAAAGCGTCCTCTCGTTGTACCAGTTCCAAACTTTAACGGTCAGCCTGCATTTGCATCGGGCAATGGCGCACCTGTCTATGGCAACAGTGGTTACACAATGCTTGGTTTGCCAATCATTACAGATGCCAATGTCACCACCACAAACGGCACAGGCACAAACGAAGATGTCATTATCATCGGTAACACCCAAGAGGCTCACTTGTGGGAACAAGGCTCAGGCGACCCAATGATGTTGCGTTTCGAACAGCCAAAAGCAGCAGAACTCGATATCACGATGATTGTGTATGGCTACGCTGCCTTTACTGCTAACCGTTACCCAAATGCGTTTGCACTTGTCGGTGGTACAGGATTGGTCACGCCAACTTTCTAAGTTGATTCGATAATCATTCTCACTTGGGGTGGGGCAAGACTTAAAAATCTTGTCTCGCCCCTTTTGGGTATATCCGTCTATAAATATATTGTAGAAGTGACAATAAACCCCAAAAAATGGGCTATCGAACAGCCAATAGTTTTTTATAGGCTTACCTGTGCCCCCTCAGGGGCTAATTACAAGAACCTCGCACAACAGTCTTAGACCACAAGGGCGTGTTTTTTTTTGATTTCGGGTTGTAGGGGCGTAAATCGTAAAGTGCCACAAGAGCGCACAGGTAGCCCCCTCACAAGAGTGCCGTTTTAGCCGTTTTGACCCCAAAAACAGCAATTTCCCTACTACAATCTTTTTAACTTGTCAAATCATAGTTTTCACTTTTTTATGTGTAGAATGGCGTTATGAGTAAGCAGATTGAAGCACTATTAACCGAGCGAGCAGGATACGAAAACCGAGGTCTTAAAGACCGAGTTGCGTTAGTAGATGCTCAACTTCAACTTCTCGGTTTTAGTCACAAATATATTTCGCCAACCAAAGAGCCTGTAATCGTTGAGACAGCCTCATTTGAGCCTGAGATTGAAACAGCCGTTGTAAAGCGTGGTCGTAAGCCAAAGGACTTAAATGGCGATAACTAACGGCTACTGCACTCTTGCAGAGGTAAAAGCATCATTACGAATTACCGACACCACAGACGACACTCTTTTAGAGCAGGCTATTGAATCAGCATCTCGCCGTATTGACGGATATTGTGGAAGGTGGTTTTACAAGACCACAAGCACAGCAGTTGCGATTTATCCTTACGATGAATACCTTTGTGTTTTCCCTGCTGATTTACCTGCAACCACAGTAACCATAAAACTCGATTCACTTGGCGATGGTACTTATGCACAGACGCTTACACAGGGTGTGGATTATATTCTCGAACCGACAGATGCCATTCTAAGAGGGCGACCCTATCGCCAAGCAAGAATGGTAGGTGGCGCAACATTCTCTCTTGAAGTAACTCCTTCATTTCCAACGGTTCAATGCACGGCAGAATGGGGTTGGAATGCTGTCCCTAACGATGTTCGAGAAGCAGCCATTTTGCTTGCGATGAGGCAGTTTGCAAGATTAAATGCTGCTCTTGGCGTAGTCGGTTTTGCAGATATGGCAATGCAGGTGCGTTCTATTGACCCTGATGTTCGTGACCTTCTAAACCCTTATAGGGATTTTGGAATCGCATAATGCCTGCAACCGTTTCACAGGTTATGGAAGGGCTGAGAGCACGCTTAGCAACTGTAAATGGGCTTAGAGCGTTTTCTTATCAACCCGACCAACTGAACCCCCCAATGGGTTTCCCTGTCTTAAACTCAGTCAATTACCACAGAGCATTTGCTGGTGGAGATGTTATTTTTAATGTCACGATTGTTGTTATTGTCGGTAGATACCTAGATAGAACAGCAGATTCCCTTACTGATGCATATTTGTCGTATTCAGGAACAGGCAGCATTCGAGAGGCAATTGAAGCCGATAAAACCCTTGGTGGCATTTGCCAAACTTTAAAGGTAGAATCATCTGCAAATGTAACAAGTCTAAATGCAGGAGACGCTGAGTTTCTTGAAATTAGATTTTTAGTGGAAGTTCACGGTTAATGGCAATTTATAAGGTTCTAAGCGATAATTGTGGTTTGGGCGTTAAAGATTCACTTGTGGATAGCGAAAAATGCGAAGAGTGCAATATCGAAGCATTAGTTGTAGGTGGGCATCTTGCCGAAGTTACCTCAAAGTCAAATAAGGAAACGGAAAAATAATGGCAGTTTTAGTTCTTACTAATTGCAGTATCAAAGTCAATACAGTCCAACTAAAAGACCTTGCTACTAGCGTCACGGTCAATTATGAAATTGACTCCGTTGAAACAACGGCATTTGGCGATTCAGGACACAAATTTACAGGTGGGTTACAAAATAACTCCATCGAAATTGCATTTAATCAGGACTATGCAGCAGGAGAGGTAGAAGCAACTGTTTATCCTTTGGTCGGCACAACCACTACGGTTGAAATTATCCCTGTGGATACTACGGTTGGCGCAACAAACCCTAAATACACCCTTTCTAACGCTTTCCTTGCTGCTCATAATCCAGTAGCAGGTGCAGTCGGGGAACTAGCAACAACAACTTTGACTTTTACAGGTGGAACACTTGTGAAGGCTGTTTCGTAAGGAAAAACAATGGCTGTCTTGGTACTCACAAACGCATTTGTCTCGGTGAACGGAACAGATTTATCTGCTAAATCAAATAGCGTTACCCTCAACTACGAAATTGACTCTGTTGAAACTACGGCGTTTGGAGACACAGGGCATAAGTTCACAGGTGGATTGCAAAATAACTCGGTAGAAATCGCTTTTCATCAAGACTATGCAACATCTAATGTCGAAGCCACCCTGTACCCTCTCGTTGGCACAACGACAACACTTATCGTTAAACCTAATGGTTCAACTACATCTGCAACAAACCCTGCCTATACTTTGACAGGAACATTCCTCGCTGCACACACGCCAGTAGCAGGTGCAGTTGGCGAATTAGCCTCAACGACTGTTACATTTACTGGTGGAACTCTCGCCAAAGCCGTATAGTTCAAACACGAAAAGAAAAGGGATTATGAAAATCGCTCTAAAAATCACATTCAATAATGGCACACAGGTAGATGCAGACGCAGTTTTTGCAGACTTTGTAGCATTTGAACGCACTTGGAATCGCAGCGTTGCCAAACTAGAACAGGAATTACGCCTTACAGATATTGCTTGGCTTGCGTGGCATTCTGAAAAGCGCCGTATGAAAACGACAGAACCATTTGACCCTACTTGGTTGAATACTGTCGAAACAGTCGAAATTGCCGAAGATGACCAAGGTGATACCCCTTTGGATACGGCTCAACCCATTGGCTGATTGCTCAATTAGCCCACGAATACCATATTGCCCCCTCAGTCCTACTTGAACAGGACGATTTGGTTATTGACGCTATGATTGCATATTTGCAATCTCAGAGTGCCGAACAAAAAAAGCGAATGAAATAAATAGTAGTATTAGAGCATGGCATCTGCAATTGAGGTACACGGTTTAAAGGGTTTGCTCGGTGAACTCCGTAAATTCGAGCCTGAAATGTATAAAAGCATTAGAGATGACCTTTTAATGGGTGCTAACGATTTGGTACGAGCCGTAGGTAATGATTTTCCTGAGCAACCCTTAAAGAACTGGCATTCCACAGGGGGCAGAAAAGGCAAATCTCGATTGCCTGCTTACAATGCTGCTAAGGCTCGCAAAGGCATTAAAGCCGTTGTGGTGACGAGTGGAAGAAAAAGTGGCATTATGCGTATTGAACAGCGTGACGCTGGTGGTGCAGTTTATGAATCAGCAGGTGGCAAAAGCCTTTCTCGCTTCGTTC